CCGGCATGGAAGGAAGGTGCATTTTAAGTATGGATTTAACTGACAAGAGATTTGGACGCCTGACTGTTGTAAATAGAGTTGGAACACAACGAGGGTCTGCTCTTTGGTTATGCAGCTGTGATTGCGGGGGAACTGTCGAGGTTAATACAAGCATGCTAAATTGCGGGAATACAAAATCATGTGGATGCATTCATTCCGAACAATTAGCAACCCGAAATCATGAAAACAGTACTCACAGTGATTCTGATAGTCGCCTATATGGAGTATGGCATTCGATGAAGCAGCGTTGTTATGACATAAGTCGGAAAGACTATGCTGCATACGGCGGTCGAGGAATAACAGTATGTCCGGAGTGGAAGTTGGATTATTCCGCTTTCAGGCAATGGGCACTAGAAAATGGATATAACTATGCCGCTGATTACATGCAATGCACTATTGACCGGATTGACGTTAATGGGCCCTACTCACCATCAAACTGTCGGTGGGTAGATGCGAAAACGCAAGCAAACAACAGAAGAAAAAGGAAGGTATGTTCATGCAAATTATAGAAGGAAAAATCAAATCTGCTCAAAAAGTGGTGATTTATGGCCCCGAGGGCATTGGCAAGTCTACCTTCGCAGCGCAGTTCCCTTTCCCGCTCTTCATCGATACAGAGGGAAGTACCAAGCATATGGACGTTAGACGTGCCCCCAGACCCTCAAGCTGGACAATGCTAATGGATCACGTCAAGCAGGTAAAACAGAATCCGGCTCTCTGCAAAACACTCATTATTGATACTGCTGACTGGGCAGAACAGCTCTGTATCGATTCGATCTGTGCGAAGGCCCAGAAGTCCGGAATTGAAGATTTTGGTTACGGAAAAGGCTATGTGTACTTATCTGAAGAATTTGGCCGGCTTCTGAACCTGCTTGAGGATGTCATAAGTCTTGGAATCAATGTCGTTTTTACCGCTCATGCCAAGATGCGCAAGTTTGAACAGCCGGATGAAATGGGTGCATATGACCGCTGGGAAATGAAGCTCGAAAAGCAGACCGGACCACTACTCAAGGAATGGGCCGACATGGTGCTTTTTGCCAACTATGAGACCGTCGTAGTAAATATAGACGATCAGGGCGCGATCAAAGGCAAAAACAAAGTACAGGGCGGAAAGCGCGTCATGTATACAACCCACCATCCGTGCTGGGACGCGAAGAACAGACAGGACCTTAAGGAAAAGCTTCCTTTTGAGTTTGCCTCTATTGCTTCTGTTCTCGCTGAAAACATATCATCTGCCTCAGTACAGCCCGTGGTACCAAAGCCTCAACCGCCGGCGCCTTCCACTGCTCCTGCTCAGTCGCTTATTTCATCTATGCCGGAAATCCCGTTTGATGATCCGGCAATCATTCCGGAGAAAACTGTTCTCGATCTTGTTGCTGATCTTGATAAGCAGGACGAATTAAGCGGCGTCCCTACTTCTCTGAAGGACCTTATGGCAACCCATAAAGTCACAGTTGGTGAGATTCAGGCAGTTGTCGGGAAAAAGGGTTACTACCCTACGAGCACCCCCATCTCAAAGTATGACCCGAAATTCATTGCCGGCGTGCTCGTAGGCGCCTGGCCGCAAGTCTATTCATTCGTACAAGCAAACCGCAACTAAATAAATAATAGGAGGATTTTTATAATGGCTGACAATACTGGAAGAGAACTGGATTGGGAAGATTCAATCGAAAAGGAAAGCGACTTCATCTTACTTCCTGCAGGCGACTACGACTTTACCGTGACTGGATTTGAGCGTGGAAGACACGGTGGATCCGCGAAACTACCTCCATGCAATAAAGCAGTTATCACTCTTGAGATTGCTGATGCTGAAGGCGGAAGAGTAACCCTTACGCATAACCTGTTCCTGCACACCATCACCGAAGGAATGCTGTCTGCGTTCTTTGGGTCTATTGGCCAGAAGAAACATGGGGAAGCTTTATCCATGAACTGGTCTGCTGTACCTGGCTCTACTGGTCGCTGCAAAATTGTAGTACGGGACTGGAAGAATGACGATGGTGAAGACCGCCAGTCAAATGATATTAAGAAGTTCTATCCGAAAGAAGAACAGGAATTTGTGGCGGGGAGCTTCTAAAATTATGGAACTCAGGCCTTACCAACTCGCCTCGAAGGAAGCTATTTTTTCCGAGTGGGATAAGGGGATCAAGAAAACGCTATTGGTACTTCCAACCGGTACAGGCAAGACAATTGTTTTTTCAAAGGTTATTGAAGATTGTGTCCGGGACGGGGAGAGAGTCCTCGTCCTGGCACATCGGGCCGAACTACTGGATCAGGCAGCAGATAAGCTGCAGCAGTCTACTGGCCTCATGTGTGCTACGGAAAAAGCGGAAGAGTCTTGTCTGGAGAGTTGGTTTCGAGTAGTCGTTGGATCCGTCCAGACACTCATGCGTGAAAAACGATTGGCTCAATTCGAAGCTGATTTTTTCGATACGATCATTGTCGATGAAGCGCATCACTGTATCTCGGATAGCTACCAGAGAGTACTACAACACTTCAATGAAGCAAACGTATTGGGCGTAACAGCTACCCCGGACAGGGGAGATATGAAAAACCTAGGCGTGTATTTTGAATCACTCGCTTATGAGTACACTCTCCCCAAGGCTATCAAGGAAGGTTATCTGAGCCCAATTAAAGCCCTTACACTCCCGCTCACACTTGACCTTACTGGAGTAGGACAACAGGCAGGAGACTTCAAGGCCGCAGATCTCGGTACCGCGCTTGATCCATATCTTCATCAGATTGCTGATGAAATGGTTAATTACTGCATGGACCGGAAGTCTGTTGTATTTCTTCCCCTCATCAAGACATCCCAGAAATTCAGAGACATTCTACAGGAAAAAGGTTTTCAGGCTGCCGAAGTCAACGGAGAGAGCACTGATCGTGCTGAGATTCTTGCTGACTTTGATGCAGGAAAGTACAACGTGCTCTGCAACTCCATGCTCCTGACAGAAGGCTGGGACTGTCCATCTGTGGATTGTATCGTGGTCCTTCGTCCTACCAAGATCCGCAGCCTATACAGCCAGATGGTTGGGCGCGGTACCCGATTATATCCAGGGAAAGATGATCTTCTTCTGCTTGATTTTCTTTGGCATACCGAAAGGCACGAGCTCTGTCACCCGGCGCACCTGATTTGCGAAAACGAAGAGGTTGCCCAGAAAATGACTGAAATCATCGAGCAAGCCGGTTGTCCTGTTGACATCGAAGCTGCCGAAGAAAAAGCGACCGAAGACGTCGTTTCCCAGCGTGAAGAGGCTTTGGCCAAACTCCTGCAGGAAATGAAGCACCGGAAGAAGAAGCTCGTGGATCCTCTGCAGTTCGAAATGAGTATCCAGGCAGAAGACCTATCAAGCTATGTTCCAGCGTTCGGATGGGAAATGTCTCCGCCATCTAAAACACAAGTGGAAACTCTTGAGAAACTCGGGATCCTTCCTGATCAGATCGACAATGCCGGAAAGGCTGCTAAGATTCTTGATCGTCTTGATAAGAGGCGTGAGGAAGGGCTTACCACTCCAAAGCAGATCCGATTCCTCGAAGGCAGAGGATTTCTGCACGTGGGTACATGGCAGTTCGAAAGAGCTCGAAAACTTATTGATCGCATAGCCGCAAATGGTTGGGGAGTCCCAAAGGACATTAATCCTCAATCGTATAAAGGAGAATAAGCAAAATGAAAGATCTTACTGGTCAACGTTTTGGCAAGTTGATTGTTTTAGAGAGAGCTACCTCCAATTCAAAGAGCGGTAACGCTAGGTGGACTTGCCGTTGTGATTGTGGGGGTATAGTCACCGTTATTGGCAGTCATCTTCGGGATCGACACACATCAAGTTGCGGTTGTTTGAAAATGTGTGATGCATTACAAGGACATTCAAGAGAGAGGATCTATCGGACATGGAGAGGAATGCATCAAAGGTGCTACAACAAAACACATGATAAATATAAGTGGTACGGAGAAAAGGGTATAGTAATTTGTCTCGAGTGGGAAACAAGCTATTCTTGCTTCAGAGAATGGGCATATTCTAACGGCTATACAGATGATCTTTCTATTGATCGCATCGATTCGGATGGCAATTACTATCCTGAAAATTGTCGGTGGGCAGATACAATCACGCAGAACAATAACACTAGCGGCAATAGGATCGTAACTTGGTTAAACGAAAACTACACGGTCTCTCAATTTGCCGAAAAATTACACGTCCCTTATCACACCGTAAGAAATCAAATGAAATTAGGTTGGGGCATTGAAAAAATAGTTTTACAAGCGAATGGGGGATAAGAAGGTGCCGAATTTGAATTTAATCGAAATACTGAATTATGTTGATCCGGCCTTTCTGTCATACGGTGAGTGGACCTCAGTAGGGATGGCATTGAAGCATGAAGGATATACGGCCTCTGATTGGGATGAATGGAGCAGGCGAGATACTAAGCGATATCACGCAGCCGAGTGTTTTAAAAAATGGGACACCTTCAACGGCACCGGTACACCCGTTACGGCCGGCACCATCGTTCAGATGGCTAAAGACCATGGTTGGGAGCCAGAGCAACGGGAAGCAGGTCACGAACTCGACTGGAACGATGTGATCGGGGGAGGTAAAGACGATCTTGTTATCATCAATAAGAATTGGATCGAAGGCAAGGAAGTCTCCTCTCCGGACGCATGGGATCCGGCACAGCAACTGTCAAAGTATCTTACGGTACTTTTCCAAAGCACCGAGAATGTTGGCTATGTTACTGATAGTTGGTTTGATGCAGAAAAAGCAAAACACTTCCCGACAAAAGGAAACTGGGACAGAACGGCCGGCGAACTAATACAACAGCTCGGCAAGTGCAAAGGTGATATCGGAAAAGTCATTGGCGATTACAAACCAGAAGTAGGGGCGTGGATCCGGTTCAATCCGCTTGATGGCAAAGGTGCCAAAAACGAAAACGTGACTGAGTTCCGGTACGCTCTGGTCGAATCAGATACCATGGAAATCGACAAGCAGAATGCCATCATTCGCGAGCTTGAATTACCAGTGGCTTGCTTAGTCCATAGCGGAAAGAAGAGCCTTCACGCGATAGTCAGGGTCGATGCAGCCAATTATGAAGAGTACCGCAAGCGCGTTGATTATCTTTACAACGTCTGCCAGAAGAATGGTCTCAAGATCGACAGCCAGAACCGCAATCCCTCCCGGCTCTCCAGAATGCCCGGTGTAATGCGCAATGGTCAGAAGCAGTTCCTTGTTGATACCAACATCGGAAAAGAGTCATGGGATGAATGGCATGAATGGATTGAGGGTATTAATGATGATCTTCCGGAGCCTGAAAGCTTAGACGGGATCTGGGACAATCTTCCGGAACTATCTCCTCCGCTCATTAATAACGTGCTCCGACAAGGTCACAAGATGATGATTGCAGGCCCTTCCAAAGCCGGTAAGTCGTTTGCATTGATCGAACTATGCTGCGCGGTTGCGGAAGGTAAGCGCTGGCTCAATTGGGACTGTGCCCAGGGAAAGATCATGTATGTGAATCTCGAGCTCGATCGGGCAAGCTGCCTGCACCGTTTCAAGGATGTTTACACAGCGCTCGGATGGGCACCCAAGAACGTCTCGAACATCGATATCTGGAATTTGCGTGGCAAGTCGGTACCCATGGACAAGCTTGCACCAAAACTGATCAGACGGGCACAGAAGAAAAACTACATCGCTGTCGTTATAGATCCTATATATAAGGTCATTACCGGTGACGAGAACAGCGCGGACCAGATGGCTCACTTCTGCAATCAGTTTGACCGGATATGTACTGACTTAGGCACTGCAGTTATCTATTGTCATCATCACAGCAAGGGTGCCCAGGGCGGTAAGAAGAGCATGGACAGATCCTCAGGATCCGGAGTATTTGCCCGGGATCCGGATGTGCTTCTCGACCTGATAGAGCTTGAGTTAACCGAAGCGATCATCAAGCAAGAAACGAACAAAGCCATCTGCAAGGTATGTGTTGATTTCTGTAAAACGTATGTGTGGGACTGGGACTCAGAAGTGTCTCAGGACGATGTACTCAGTAGCAAAACAATGCTTGATTACTGCCAGAAGGTCCTCGATACAGCGCAACAGGAGAAGCTCAA